TGGTGGTAGCAATGCAACAAGAAATAAGGGTATTTTTAGCGCACAACAACAAAGAACTGCTCCTTCACTTCCTCAACCTCCAGCATCACCTTCTGCATCAAAAAATAATTTAGTGAAAGCTGCTCTCCCAGTTGGAGTTGCTGGTGCTACTGGATTGGCACTTAGTGGTGGTCAACCTCCTAAGAAAGGGGAAGATCCACGTAGACCTGATGGTTCTCTGCCACCATATACTCCACCAAGACCTCCTGCAGATCCAGAACCTCCTAAAAAAGCAGTACCACCAGCAACAGACAGTAATTTTATGAGTTCATCCAGTGTATATACTGGTGATAATCTTAAAAGACCTGCTACTAAACTTGCTTCTGCTGCCAAGGATTTTGATAGAGCATTTGCTGCTGCTAGAAAGTCTGGTAAGAAAGAATTTACCTGGCGCGGAAAGCAATACAATACTAAATACAAAGGAGAATAATTTTTCATATTACAATGGAAGCAAAAGACGTAAGAACTCTTATGGAGGCATATGCTTCCGTTTATGAAGGGTATGGTAAGAAGAAAAAAGGAGACTGTGTAAGCAAGTCTGAAAAAGGCGATCACAACTGTGCCAAGAAAGTTTGTCACGAACAGTATGGTGAAGGTGAAACCATCTTCGGTCAGCACGCTGTTCCTGATGAGAATGGTTTTGTTTCACACTACAATGTTCAGTTTGAGCACGGTATTGTAGAGAACGTATCCGTAGAGGATATGGATATTCTCACTATGGAAGCACATGGAGAGCACGTAGAGCACGAAGGTGAAACCATCAGTGAAATGGGTGGTATGCTGGGTGCTGTTAAAAAAGTTGTTAAAGCAGTTGTTGGACCTGCTGACCAATCTCCTGAAGCAGAAGCAGCAAGAATGGGTAAGCGTAGGGGATTCGGTAATTCTAAGACACCCAATAAGCAACATCCAGCTAGTATGAAAGAAGATGCAGATCCCTTTGATATTGTCAAAGGTCATCTGATGGATGAAGGTCTTTCTGAGAAGGAAGCACTTGAGAAGATGCTTACTCTTACTGATGAAGAGAGAACTGAAATGGTTGAAGGTTCTTGTATGGGTGGCAAAGATAGAAAAAAGAAGAAGAAGTGATCCAGTTTTAAAACTGTCCACTGGGAGGTCTTAGGACCTCCTTTTTTTGTATAATAGGTCCATACGCAACAAAGCAATGGCAGTTTCTCACGAAATCAAATCTCAACTTGCTAAACTCCTGGCAACTGAAGACCTGGTGGTTGAGCACAAGAAAGTAGAGACTGCCTGTTTCAATGTTCACACTCGTGTGCTGACTCTGCCAATGTGGGAGCAAGCAAGTGGACAAGTCTACGATATGCTTGTGGGTCATGAAGTTGGTCACGCTCTCTACACTCCCGATCGTAACTGGTTGAGAGAAATCAAGATTCCTCCACAGTTTGTGAATGTGGTTGAAGATGCTCGTATCGAAAAACTAATGAAGCGTCGGTATGCGGGTATGTCTAAGACTTTCTATCGTGGATATCAAGAACTTGCACAAGAAGATTTTTTCCAAATTGCTGATGAGAATTTGGATACAATGAATCTTGCCGACAAAGCAAATCTTCAGTTTAAGATTGGTAGTTTCGTAAATATTACCTTCAATGAAAGTGAAAGTGTTCTGATCAAGAAGATTGCTGATACTGAGACATTTGACGATGTTCTTGAGGTTTCTAAAGAACTTTACGAGTTCTGTAAGAAGCAGCAAGAGATGATGACCAAGACTGATAATCTTGAAGTGCAAGGTGGTCAAGAGGGTGGTGAAGATCAGTCTACGATTGAGACGCATCAGGAACCTGGTATTGATCAGGCAACCAATGAAGCACCTCAAGAGGAATCTGATGAGTTTGATTCAGAAGAACCTGAAGAAGGTGAATCCTATGGTGGAACTGATAGTAGTGACGATCCTGAAGTTTCTACAATGGATAGTTTGGAGGAAGCTCTGAAGCAACTTGCAACTTCTGATGGCATTGAGAATGTTTATGTTGAAGTTCCCAAGATTGACTTGAAAAAAGTCATTGTGCCCAACTCTCAAGTTCATTCACACTTCAGTGAGTGGGATGATTGGATGGAAGCAAATGAAATTACTGAAGAACAAATTTTTGGAAATGTTGACAAGGAGTTTCTGAAGTTCAAGAAGTCTGCTCAGAAGGAAGTTAACTATCTGGTAAAAGAGTTTGAATGTAAGAAAGCAGCAGATTCTTATGCTCGTGCTACTACTGCTCGTACTGGTGTGTTGGATTGCTCCAAACTTCACACCTACAAATACAACGAAGATCTTTTCAAAAAAGTAACCACTCTTGCTGACGGTAAGAATCATGGTCTTGTATTTGTTCTTGATTGGAGTGGATCTATGGTTGATGTTCTGTTGGATACTCTCAAGCAACTCTACAATATGATGTGGTTTTGTAAGAAAGTTTCAATTCCTTTTGAGGTGTATGCTTTTACTAATGATTATCCTCTTGTTCCTATGAATGAGGATGGAACTCGTGGAGTTCGTGACCTTCCTTATGAAAAGCGTGAAGGTCTCCTTTATATTGCTGAGTGGTTCTCTATGATGAACATTTTCAGCAGTAAAACCAAAATGAAGGAAATGGAAAATCAAATGAAAAACTTTTTCCGTTTGGCAAGATCTTACCGTCAATATGGATATCTTGCTGTTCCCACTGGATTGAGTCTTTCAGGAACTCCCCTCAATGAGGCACTGATTACTTTGCATCAGATTCTTCCACAATTCAAGAAAGAAAATAAACTGCAGAAAGTTCAGTGTGTTGTAATGACTGATGGTGAAGCACCTCCAATGAAACTCCATCGTGAGATTCAACGTCATTGGGAGCATGAACCTTTTATTGGAACTGGTTCTATTCATCACAATGCATTCCTCCGAGATCGTAAGACTGGAAATACTTACTCTCTTGATTGTGAGTGGTATGAGTTTACTGATGTTCTTCTTCGTAACCTTCGTGATGTGTTTACTGACGTGAACTTCATTGGTATTCGTGTTCTTGAACCTCGTGATGCTAATAGTTTCATTCGCCGTTACACTGGTTGGAATACTGAAGCGTTTGGAAAGATTCAGAAGATTTGGAAAAAAGAAAGAGCATTCTCTATTCACAAGTCTGGATATCACACTTATTTTGGACTTTCTGGTACTGCTTTGTCTAGCAACTCTGAGTTTGACGTTGATGAAGGTGCAACCAAAGCAAAAATCAAGTCTGCTTTTGCTAAGAGTCTGAAAAGCAAGAAGATGAACAAGCGGGTTCTTGGGGAGTTTATTGAACTTATCTCTTGAATAAATAGGTTTATAGAAAAAGTGTCTAGAGATGAAACCTTCCCCTAAGCAATTAAAAGAGACTAAAGAGATCTATGAAAAGGTTGTAAATCACCTCATTGAGGAAGGTTATGCAACTGATGTAGAGTCTGCAGATTCCATCATCAGTGGAATGAGTGAGCAGTGGTTTGAGCAAATCCAAGAGGGTTGATCAATGGAGAGACTGACTGGTAAAGGAGCGAAGTCTCTCAAAGAGGCTTACGCTAAAGTTTATAGTGAGCAATATCCGACTCCCGATTATGCATCAATGAGTGATGAGGAGTTTGATGCTCTCGTTAGAAAATCTGGAAATCCAGAAGGTCTTTTAGCAAAAAGAAAAAATCAACTAGAACGAGCTGCTGTTGAAAGGACTAGAAAAGGATATACTGCTGATGATGCCAAAGCAGATCAAGAAAGGGCAAAAGTAGAAGCAGAAAATAGAAGAAGAGCGTCAAGAGGAGAAGATCCTCTTCCTACTTCTCAGACATCTCAACCAGCTCGGGCATCTCAACCAACTGCCAAACCTCCTACTGACCAACAGAGGGTTAGGACAGAGTATGACCGTCTGAGAAATTCCAAAGATCCAGACGAACGTGCTCAGGCTGTTAGATATGGTAGGCAAATGGCAGCAGCAGGTGCTGCTAAAAAAGACTTCTCTGGGTATCAGTCTGCTGCTGATGCTCAGAAGAATCTTCCTGCACCAGCTCAGAGAATGTCTATTTCCCAAAGAATACAGGCAATTCGTAATATAAGAGCAGCAAAACCAGCAGCAATATCACCAAATCAACAGTCTTCTTTGAATAGTACAGTTAGATCTGGTACCTCCCAAGTTCCAACAGGTAACACCATAAAGACGAAGGTAAATCCAGACTCTAGTCTCAAAGTAACCCAAAAGAGAACTCCTGCTGAAACTGCTAGAATCAAGCAATCACTTGATATTCAAAGTGCTGATCTTTTTGATATTATTCAAGGTGAATTTATTGAAGAGGGGTACACTCAGGAAGATACAATTTATATGATGGCAAACTTGAATGAAGAACAACTTCAAGAATTTATGAAGTATGTTCAGGGAGCCATCAATGTTGGTAAAAGGGTTCCTGGTATTAGGGGTGTAATTAATAAAGTTGGTGCAATGTTTAATAGAGCACCAAAGCAAATGCCATCTGGTCAGGTTGGTGCTTTGAGACTTTATCAGGATAAAGCAAGACAATCTGTGAATAGACTAAATCAACAAACTCCTAAACTAGACGCTCGTGCTGCTCAAAGAGAAGCAAATAGGGTGAATAACCTCAATCCTACTGCTGTTAGTAATCGTAACCGTCGTGAAGCAGCTGCTCAAATGAGGCAGAGAAATAGGGAGTTAGGTAGACCTGAGTCAGCAGGGGTACAACCAGTTGATAGATTGGATTATAAACCAGGTGATCCAATGTTTGATGATTTTGTTAAACGCCATCACGCTGATAAAAGGGGTGGAGTTGTAAAGTTCACTGATGGCGCTAGGCGTATTGATAAATAATAGAAAACTACTGTTAGACCAATGAGCAGATTCGGAGATTTACTTAGAGGCGGAGCACCCGCTCCCAAGGTTGAGGCAGCACCTGCTCCTGAACCTGTTGTAGAGGAAGTTGTAGAAGTTTCTGAAGAAGAGACCTATGAAAGTGATGTATCATTGTATGATATGTCCAAAAAAGAACTTGAAGAGTATGGTAGAACCTTGGGTATTGAACTCGATAGACGCCGTAGTAAAGAAACCCTGATTGAAGAACTCAAAGAAGCAGAAGGTGAGTGAACCACTTATATAACTGTCACAGGGGGCACTCCAAAGTGCCCCCTTTTTTTGTATAATTACTTCAGTTAAAACAAACAACCCAATGGGACTGTCCAAGAGCAGCATCATCGAATCACTCCAAGAAA